ATGTTCTGAAAGTTTGGCACTCGGCTTGAGAGTCGTCCGGTAGCAGGTCCACATGGATTGAATGTGCAGTAGAGTTTTCCATCGGGTTCGACAAGTTTGATAAGTCCTTCAAGGTATGTACCTCGCTGTTTGTTGATTTGAGAAAACAGTTCAGCTAACGCAGCGAATCTGATTAGCTTGTCCTCGTACCTAGACTTACAGTGGAAGCGGCCCTCAATGATTTCTTTGCGTACCTCCTTGCCTGTAGCTCTAGCATACGACTTCTTGCGTGTAGACTTCAACTGGTGAATCAATCCACAAGTGTCATATAGGTACGCAGCTACCTGCTGCGGTGAAGCAGGGTTAAACAAATCCAAACCTACTACCTCTCTGATCTGTGCTTTTAGTTCACGCAATCGTGGGATAACAATAAGCTCGTTGAGATCGGCAGCAGCTATTGCATCGTAGTGGAAGCCTCGTAGCTCAATGTCTACGAGGGCATTCATCAGGGGGATCTTTTGGTTTATGTAGAGTTGGTATACGCTATCCTTAATTGCCCGTTCCTTGAGTAAATAGTAAAGCTGTAAGGTTGCCGCACAATCATACCCATTGTAGGTATGCAGATCGTCAATATCGTCGGGTAATTCTCCAGTCTCTTTGTAGTGCTCGACAGACGCAGGCTCATAGTTCAACCATCCTAGTTGAGTTCGGGATAGATAGGATAACCCGTGTACTCCACTTTCCCTTTCATCGAGGCACCACGACAGAGGAAAGGTATCTTCAGCAATCGTAGCGTGTATCCCGTTCCTTCGTAGTAGTTTAACATCGTAAATACCATTGTGCCAGAGCCACTTTTTGGGTTGCTGTAAAAGCTCTGCGAGTTCATCCCATACCTCCAGTATGATACGGCATGGTATAACGTGCGCTTGGTCAGGTTCAACTGAAAAGCCTATACATTCTAGATGGGGAGTATGCCCTTCAACATCTGTAGCTATCTCGCCGTCCCACGCTGACAGACCCTTAAACAGTTCAAGTGCTTCTCTTCTCGTTTGCACGATTGCCACGTTAGGGTATACCACAGGTGGCGGCGGGTTCAAGGCTAGCTTAAAATCTTCCACAAGATTAGGAAACTCATCACTATTATACAGTACCGCAGCGGGGTTATTAGTAGCAATAACTCTCTTGCCGTTGATGAAATGCTCAACACCACGCGCCGACTTAATAGAGGTCTTACCGATAAGCTCTTTGACCGCTTCCGATCCTGCTGCGATAATGGTATCCACCTGCCGTAGTTCGTCTTGTAGCCTTGCTTTGCAGGCACTAATTGCTCCCTGTGGTGGGTTTTCTGAGTAACACAAAACGATGTTTGTTACCAGTACATCTTTACGCTGGACACCATTCGTAGTGAGCAGATGATCTAACACCTGACCTGATGGGCCACTAAATGGCTTGCCAGTACGAACGTCATGGACGCCTGGACTGCGTGATACAATAGCTACCTTAGCATTAGCAGGGCCAGTGGTGCGAGCTATCCTCTCTGACTGAAGAGGACAGTTCTCGCACTCAGCTTTCGGGTGCTTCCTCATCTTCTTCTCCTGAGTTGTTACGATTAGTTATCAGACCGGCAATATAGAATGCCGTCACTATATCGAACGCTTCTGAGTGAGTGGCGCCAGAAGATAAAGCGCCTACCATAATGAAGTAGCCAACCTCACCCAGGCCAATCATCTGCAAGTTGTGTTCCATCCCATCCATATGCTCAATGCCTTCGTTATCATTATCGTTGTCTAGATCGGAAATATCACACTTCCTCTACCTGATTTATTCATCGAGATCAAGCCTCTGTCTACTAGAGTACTGAACATCACATTACCTTCTTGACTTGTGAAGTGATGACGGCGCATTACATCTGACTTCGTTATACCGGGGTTCTCGCGTATACACCTGAGAACCTTATCTAGTGTGCGCTCTGTGAATGTCTTGCCTGTGTTACCAAGCATGTGCGCCGTGTGTACACCCCATCGCTGGATGTATTTACCTGAGTGTATGATGTCCCGCTCTGTTACAGTAATCTCGTAGTTAACAGGCTCTTGCCTAGACGCCGCTATAAGCATAGCTAGCTTAAGTAGGCTGGTAGATATACGCACGAACGTAGGCAGAGTGATTAAGGGGTTGGATGAGTTGTTAGCGACAAGTGTTAGTCTAGTCTCGATAACAGCAATCCGCTCCCACGCTTCAGGTGTTAGCTTAGCTTCAACGTCGCGCTGCATATCCGTAGACTGTGAACCTATCTTAACCATCACGGTGTTGGTGTATAACTCTTTAAGATCTGCAAGACGGATTCGCAAATCTTCTCTACGGATTGCGTGTTTGGTATCGGTAGGGGGTGGTCCCATTGGCCTAACTCGCTCCATGTCAGCTTCACCGGAAACGATGAGGAATCGGGGTAGAAATCCAGAGTAAAATAAATCCTCATGTACTGTCTCGTATACCCTGTCTCTGATCCCCCCTCCAAAGAATATAAAAACTGGTGATACAATTGTGATCGTTTCTTTTCTAAGACGGCGATGGTCTACAGCAGGGCAATCGTAAAGGTGCGCTAGTGCCTCTGCCATGCCTGATAGGTAATCCTTCTTCTGAATCTCACTGAAGAAACCAGCTACCTCATCGCGGAAGTACATAGAGGTTTTCTTAGGTCTATCTGCCAAGCCGCTGAGTACACCCTCAACTGAGCCTGATGTAGCAAGCAGACAGTCTGGATCTAGTTCGGTGAGGAAGTCCATCGCCATACGCATAGCGGTAGTCTTACGTGTTAGAGTACTTTCACCTAAGATCAACCCCCACAGGTTAGGTACGATTTTTCCGAAGCTAGTCTTAAGATGGATGCCGTCGGCAAGCACCGCCGATAGCAGTATAGCGCCTGAGAGTTCGTGGTACTCAGGTGTAGCATCAGTGGCTTCTGAACCCCACGCGACGTAATCATCAAGGAATGTTTGTGGGAAGTTTTCATACTCATCCTCTGTTACTAGTTGTGGGAACACCAATGCGTTATCAAGATCACCAGCTATGACAGCGAATGCCTGCTTAGCATTCCAGGCTTTAATAACCTCTTGCCATAAGTATCTAATAGGGCGCTTGTCTCTATCGTACTTGTTACATTTAGAATTAGCAGCCACCACGAATGTTTCTTCGCGTGTCATACCTGTCTCGACCAGTATGTTTATCAACCGCCACAGGATCTTAGACCAATCATCGTCCGGCCCTGGCTCTACAGCGTACAACTCTTTAAAGTAGCTCTCGCTGAGTTTGTGCCTGTACTCATAGATAACATTATCAGGGCTGGGTAGAGTAAACAGATCAGGTAGCTCCGCGCCGCCAGCATCTTTAGTTATCTCTTCTAGCTCGATAGCCTCAAAGATAGAGGGATCTATCGTGTCATCATTAGCACGTAACAGTTTTACTTCAGGAGCAGAGCCGTACTTGAAGTTGTTAGTAAACGGCACACGTAGTAGCTGAGTAAGATCCCAGCCTGAAGGGTCAACTCCGTTCTGTTTATACTTGTAAGCTATACGCTTACTGTAGTTCTCCGCTACGTCAGCAGGTAGCTGCTCATTTAATATCCAAAACGCTTGATAGCGGTCAGGAGAGGATTCGATCACTACCTGTGGTGGCGGGTCTACCTCGTTCGGATTGCATAAGTCTAGGTCTGCCCAAAGCAGGTTAGTACTGAGGCAATGAGTCTTAGTACGCTCTGGCGCATCAAGCAGATTAACGCAGAACCATACGTTCTTACGTGAAGCGCCTGCGATGAACGTAGACATTTCATTCCGCTGTGCGGGCCAGTTATAAAAGGATTGTTTGAACTGTGATTTAGTATGATTAGCTGGCGCTGTAGCAATACAGACATACCCTTCGGAGATGCCGAAAAGGTAATCAAAGAATTGGAGTTGGAGTGAGGTTTGGATTGAAGGCATAATGCCGAAGGACACCTCTCTACTCAATGGGCTTAAAGCAGAGAGGTGTCCTTAGCTCTTTAGTTCGTTAGACCAGAGATCCGGCAGGAGCGTCAGCACCAACGGGCTTGACGTTCTTGACGTTGTTCTGCATCTCACCACTGTCCTTCGGCCACTCACGCTGACCGACGACAACACGGCACTCGCGGCCAACCATATCCTCATAGTCAGGATCGAAGTCGCCGTTAGTGATTGTTGCCTCGTCGTATCCGATTGCGATGAAGAACCTAGCGAGCATACCGTCCATCATCTTCTTCTTGTCGTATGCCTTGCCACCGATCTTAGCTGGCGCAATCCAGTACGTGTTGAACAGGCGACGGTTATCGAACTCTCCACCGACAACGCGGAACTGCACGTTGAGGCCCGGAGTACCTTTCGGGAGATTACCGTCCTCCCCCTTAATCGCTGTATCTGTCACCTGATGAACAGCACAGGTATAAGTGTCTGACGGAATGGCGTCGAAGCCACCCATTTCTGCGCCTGCGAGATTAAGTCCCATCTGTATAGCTCCTAACAGTGAGTTGTATTATGAGTTTATCAATTCCCATATCAATGGGATTGATGGGTTTTCAACTACGCCGCCTAGTGAATTGGTCCTGTCCTTAGCGACCACGCGATTCGTGGCGGTTACTTGCATGGTACGAACAATCTCCGCACCGTTGTTCTTCGTCACCGCAGTAAGTCTGCCCACGATGTCGAAGTAGCCTGGTACTTCTCCACGAAGTTTACCTGGCAGTAGGGGGTAATAGGATACGACACCTGTAGAGTCATCGTGTTCCGATCCCATCCACGCAATTGCAATTGTGTGTACAGGCAAGTCACGGAAGGCTCTAATGATCCTACGCATACGTTCGCCACTCTTACCCCACTCTCGTTGAGATGGTACATCAAGATCTACCTTATCAGGGTCACGCGCCGTTTTCTTAGCCTCTTCCATCACAGTACGCATATCCAACTTCTGTAGCTCTGAGATGTTATCGAGAACAACGGTTCTCCACGGACACTCACCCTTAGCTGATAGCTGCTCAATTGAGTCGTGTATCTTGATGATCTCAGCAATCGAACGTACTCTAACAGCCTGATAGTTCTTGCGCTTTCGCACAGTAACCAGCCCACCTTCGATATCCAAATGCAGTACCGGGCCGGTATCCTGATGATCTTCAGCAGTAGACGCAAGTAGTGTCTTACCTACTCCCGGCTCACCGTAACATAACAAGTTAATGTATGGTACGATCTCCTGTGGGGATTTGATCCCCAACTGTGCTTTGAGATCCGCTGAAGCAACAGGCTTTTTAGGGGGTGCTGCTGTTACTATTTTAATCACCCCCCTTCACAATATAGACTAAACCAATTCCACCCCATACCTCATCGTAATGAGAGAGAGCGAACCCATCAGGTTGCTCATCATTGCGGGGATCGTGATAAATCTCTAGTGTGTTCAGTTCAGTCTGCTTAAGCTCGTTCCAGAACTCATCCACCTTACACGATACTTCGCGGTCAGTGTGAGTAGCAATATCATGGAACCCCACTAGGCCACGATCAGCAACTAATGGTGAGTACATCTCCCAATCCTTCTTAACTCCTCTGTAGGTGTGGTCGCCGTCAATGAAGAGGAAGTCGATTGGATCACCAGCTAGCATGTTCTTGAGATACTGTAGTGTTGAATCGTCGTGCGTATCGGCGTGAAGGAATCGTATAGTCTGGTTTGGCTTGCAGAAGGATGCGTAGAACTCATCATCAGCACCGATTTGTGCAGCTAAAGCGTATGTCTCCCACGAAGTATCAATACTGATGATAGTACAATAATCGGGCGCTACTTGACACAATGCATATAATGTGCCACCCTGCTTCGTGCCAATCTCAACTATGGTACGTGGCTTGAACATGCTTATTAGCATAAGGAGTCGGTCCAGCTCTTCAGACTTCTGTATGGCACCGTAGGTTCCTATCGCTACTTCAGCTATGCTCATACCATGTACTCCACAGCGTGTCCCTGCTTAACCATAAGGTTGTTCAGATTAAGGCCAGTGATTGTTATTACGGTAGCAAGACAGCGACCGTACTTGTCTAGCTTACGAGAATGGATCATTACCTTTTGTCCTGCCTGTAGGTAGGTACAAAGAAAATCACGAGCCGCAATTCCTTCTGGTGTTTTCATTTCGGGCGCATTAATACCAGCGAAGCGAACGTGATCGTTCTTGTAGAGCTTCCACCCTAGATCAAGAGTTACCTCGATGGTATCGCCGTCGATGATTCTTGTTACTACTGCTGGCACTATCCACTCTTGCATTATTATCCTTTGTTTGTTAATGCGGGTGGAGGGAGTCGAACCCTCACCTGTATCGGTTTTAAGCCGATTGCCTCTGCCGTTGGGCTACACCCGCAACCTTCACTTACGGATTGCTGAACTCAACAATCGCTCCAACAGTTACAACCTTAAACGCGAAATCAGTTCCGGGGTTGCAATCAGGATCAGTGGCAGTACCACCATCCTTCAGTGAACCTAGACCACCGCCGATCTTACAGATCCAACGGTATCCATCGCCTAGTCCTGTTCCGCTATCGCCTCTGTCACCTTTTGCGCCAGTAGCTCCAGTTGCTCCGGTGTCGCCTTTAGCACCCGTTGCTCCTGTTGCCCCTGTGCTTCCAGTAGCGCCAGTCGTGCTTCCAGTAGCGCCAGTCGATCCGGTAGCGCCCGTATCGCCCTTAGCTCCTGCTGATCCAGTGGCACCTGTGTCACCCTTATCTCCCTTCGGCCCTGCCGTACCCTTAATGATAGTTGTCTTGTTAGTAGACTTAACAACTAGACCGTACCTACGAATCTCACCAGACCTACACTTCTGAAAGGGCTTCTCAGCTACAGCCCTCATAACACCTGTGTTGAGATTAACACAGATAGGCCCAGCAATACGCCTACCCTTATCTGCTCCTGCTACCCCTACCGCGACTAGCATTGCTAATGCAATCAGCACTAGCACGTTAAGCTTCTTCATCTTTAACCCCTTCTTGTTGATGTTCGATGACGGCATCTCGCAACCTGTACCAAGCACGTAATACCTGAGTGTTATTCCAGTTAACCTCTGCTGTCGCTAAATCCTGAGTAGCGACGAACTCTTCTGCTGCCTCTGTTACCTTAACGAACACGATTGACCTTCCTCGCTTGCTTTGCTGCCTTGTTGTGCGCCCTACGACGCTTCAACTCTTTGTAAGCGTGGCCTCCCCACCCTGGATCATCACCAACGCGAGTGTGCTTACCGTCACGACTGATGTAAGTAGTACCGTGGTGGAGCTTACTCATTCTCATTAGTCAGTTCCTCATTCATCTTACGTAGACAATGTACTGTGCAGTAAGGTACACCACGAAACTTGTAGTGAGTAGGTGAGCCACAACGCCTGGACAAGCAACGCATGTTACCGTTGTCGTAGTAACGGAGTGGCCCTCTCTGAGTACTCTCGTAGTTAAACTTCTTAGCATCCGTATCAGGGGAAGAGCCTGACGACAGTAGACCAGAGAGAAAATCAAGATCAGGTTTAGCGGTCATCGGTTATAATTGCTTTCGTAGTTGTCTGCGATCATGCTCTCCCAATCGTAGCCTGCCTCCAGTGAGACACAGGGCTGACGGAATGCACAGTTGAGACAACTGTAGTCCTTAGTGGGGTTAGGATAGATACGTGGGGAGTCTAGCATATCAAGAGCTTCTAGGTAAAGGCGGTATCCTGCACTCTCCTTCTGCTGCTTATTGCGAATCACAGACTCTCTCCACACGAACTGCTTGTCACCCATATCAACGAGGTAAGTGTAGTAAGCCTGCATCTTCGTATCGAACTCAAATATACCTTGCAATCCTGCATCCTTAACAGCCTTCTCAAACATACGAGCAGTAGTAGACTCCTTAGCTCTGTTGAGTGAGGGCGCCCCATTACTGAGTAGTGTAGGCGGTGAAGGATACGCCTTACGAATAGCTTGATAAACAATGCCTGCTATCTCAGTATATGGTAGGCCGTGCATACGTGCCTCTTGCTCTGCGGCCCATGAGTACGTAGTGCATTGCTCATCGAGGTCTAGATGCCTGAAGTAGTTGTCATCAAT